ATTGTCTCGCCGCACTGTTACCGCGGAAACGCACAACGGTGGTCGCACCACTGTGCTGTTGAAGCAGGCACCGATCATCTCGATCACGTCGTGCCTTGAGAATGGGAGCGCCTTGGCCGCCACGTCCTACAGCGTGGACGAGGAGTCAGGTGTGCTCACGCGCACCAGCGGCTACACCGCGTACACGTGGGGTGGCGACGTGGACTTTGCTAACTTCAACAACATCAGCGTGACCTACGTTGCTGGTCGCACCATTATTCCAGCCGATCTTGCGCACGCGGTCCTCGAGCTGGTGCGCCACCTGTGGACCACCCAGCGCGGTTCCATTCGCCGATCAGGCACCGATGACTACGTACCTGGTGCGGGTTTCTCAATGCCTAACCGTGTGCGTGAAATGTTGAACCGCTACCAGCAGGTGAATTAACATGGCTGGGACACGAGCCTTTGACCTTATTGATTACATCGTGACAAGCCTGCAGGCCGGCACAGGATTGTGTGCCCCTGGTGGGCTGACCATTCCTGTCTATGACGGTCCTGCGAGCACGCAGTATGACCCGCCTGTTTACGTCATCGTGGGGGCTTATGGTTTCGCCGATGAGGACGAGGTTCCTGAGATCACTGTGGACGCACAATGGGCTTCGTTGCCCATTGGTGCAGGGCACCGTTCAGAGACCGTGAGCGTGCCGTGTGTGGTCACAGCGTGGTCCGGCAGTCAGGTATTCAGCACTACGCGCGGAGTGGCTGAGACCGCCTTTGACGCCGTCTCAGCGGTACTCATGACCAAGACCACGTGGGATGGTTTGAGCAACATTGATCAGATCATTATGACGAATGTGCGTATGACGCAAACGGCAACAGACCTGGGCATTCAGGTGATGATGACGTTTGACGTTGATGCCACGTTCCGTGTGTAAGGACCGCAATTGAGTGTGCCGCTGCCCAGTGGCCAAACAGTATCAAGGAGTGTGAATGGCACGCGTGCGTTTAATCGCTAATGAGCCACGGTTCATCCCACTGATTCAGCGCCTCATTGAGGTTGATGAAGCGTTTGAGGTGGATGACAAGTTGTTCGCTGAACGCGCGTGGCCTGAAGACACGTTTGAGGTACTAACCGACATCAAGAAAGAAGAGGAATAAATCATGGGTTTCGCATCAGGTTTGGTGTCGCAGCTTGGCTGGGCAGTTGAAACCACTGCCGGTACCGCTGTCACCGTTAGCAAGTTCCAGCCTCACACCAGTGAGGGTGTCAAGTTTGAGGTGAACCGCGCACAAGGTGAAGGGCTGTATGGTTCCACCAATGGTGTGGCTTTGCTGTCGCGTCACGTACTGACCACGAAGTCTGTGTCTGGTGACTTTGAGGTTGAGTTAACTGACAAGTCTTTGGGCACGTTGTGGCGTGCAGCTCTTGGTTCAACGACGACTCCGAGCACGTTGACCACTGGTGTGTACCAGTCAGTGTTCCAGCCAGGCGACCAGAAGTCAGCTGGCTCATCAATCACCCTTCAGGTTGGCCGGCCACAACTAGATGGCACCGTTAAGCCGTTCACGTGGAATGGTGTGAAGATCAGTGGCTTCGAGTTCGGTGGCAATGTCACTGACCCATTGACTGTGAAGTTCGACATTGATGGTTGGACTGAGACCACTGCCACGAGCCTTGCCACTGCATCGTATTCCACGACGCAGGAACAGTTCACTGGTGCACAACTAACGGTCGCCATTGGTGGTACTGCGTCAACGACCACTGGTGTTGTTGGTGTCACTGGCACAACCGCGCTTGCTGGTGTGAAGTCAGTCAAGATCAAGGGTGAAAACCCATTGGCCTCTGACCGCTACTACGCCAACGCCTCAGGCATCAAGGCTGAACAGTTGATCAATGGCTACCGCACCTACGAAGTTGAGATGGAAGTCGACTTCATCAGCCAGGCTGTGCTGTACGACCTTTACACCGCGAACACCACCACTGCCTTGAAGTTGACCTATGCCACTGCCACGTCCCTGACTGGTAGCAACAACCCAACGCTCGAGGTGATCATCCCCGCGGCGAAGATCACGAAAGCTGAAGTTAACGCTGATGGCCCTGATGTGCTCGCACAGAAGGTTACGTTCACTGCCCTGTATGACGGCACGAATGCACCATTCCAAATCCGCACCGTCAACACTGACGCTGCACTGTAACTAGAAGGCTGGGACCAAATGAACATCACCATTGCTGGTGTGAAGTATGAGTTCGATTCTGAAAAGTTGATGCTCTCTGAGGCTCGCTCCATTGAGAAGGTTTGCGGGTGCACATTCCAGGAATGGAGTGAACGCCTGCAAGCCGGCTCAATGGAGGCCTTGGCGGCTCTGGTGTGGATTGTGCAAAAGCGCGAGAACCCTGAGCTGCGTTTCAGTGAGGTTGATTTTGAGATTGGTTCGGTTGAGATCGATGAGGACGAAGTGGATGAAGTAAACCCCACGGTGCCCTCATCGGATACGACCGACTGAGGGCACAGTACGAACCATTGTTCGGCCACCTGTTCGGTTTACATCCTTGGGATGTGGACCGTTTAACCGTTGGCCAGTTTGAGGCATACAAGTCGTTCGCCGATTCGTGGCGCAAAAGTCAGGAAGGATAACCAGTGGCAACCTCCAACCTGATGCTGAAAATCTTGGCGGTCGATAAGGCTTCTGGGACGCTGGGCAAAATCGGTGGCTCAATGGGTGGTTTGGGTAAGAAGGCTGGTGCCCTTGGTGCTGCGCTCGGTGGTGCTTTGTCGGTCGCCGCTGTAGGCAAGTTCGCTGGTGATTCCATCAAGGCTTTCGAGGACACTGGCAAAGCCACGATCAAACTGCAACGTTACATGGGAAGCACAGCTGAGGATGCCTCTCGCCTCGGTCACGCTTTTACCATGACAGGTATCGATACTGATATGGCCACTAGGGCATTAGGTATCTTTTCCAAAAACTCCACCAATGCTGGTGATTCGTTAACTGAGTTTGAGTCTAAGCAAGCTGCCGCTTTGGCTTCAGGCAAACCGTTCCATGGAACGTTAAAGGGCAATGCTGCTGCGTTTGCCACCCTTGGTGTGAACATCCGTGGACCAAAGGGTGAATTGCAGAGCATGGGCGACTTGTTGCCACAGGTAGCTGAACAATTCATGAATATGAAGAATGGTCCTGAAAAGACTGCGCTTGCATTGAAATTGTTTGGCCGTAATGGTATGGCAATGATGCCCTTCTTGGACAAGGGTGCTGCCGGCGTAAAGGCTTTGATGCAGGAGTCGGACAAACTCGGCACAACGCTCAGCACGAAAGACCTCAAGGCTGTTAAAGAGGCAACGCTCAATAAGCGCAAAATGGGTGAAGCGATCAAGGGACTGCAGATCGCCATTGGTAAGAACCTGTTACCCATCATTGAGAAGATGGTGACGTGGTTTACTGAGCGCATCGTGCCTGCCATTGGCAAGGTCATTACTCTCATCGAGAAGAACAAAGACAAGCTTGAACCGTTGAACAAGGCGTTTGAGACTTTGGCTAAGTTTGTTGGCGAGAAGGTTGTGCCAGCGGTTGTTGAGTTTGGCAAATGGTTGGTCAAGTACCAGGGCTGGTTGATTCCCATTGCTGGTGGTGTGCTGGCTATCGTTGTTGCGTTAAAGATTTATGCAGCCTATGTCCGCATCGTCGCAGCTGTAACTAAAGTATGGACCGCTGTTCAGGCTGCGTGGACTGTAGTCATGAACGCTAACCCAATCAGCATTATTATTTTGGCGGTCATTGGTTTGGTAGCGGCCTTTGTCATCGCTTACAAGCGCAGTGAAACTTTCCGCAACATTGTCAATGGTGCATTCCAGTCCATTAAGACTGTTGTGATGAACGTGGTTAACTTCCTTAAGCCATTCATCACGACCGCGTTCAGTGTGCTCAAGACTGTGTTCACGGTCTATTTCAACATTTATCGAGCAGTATTTAGGGTGGCGTTCAGTGTCATAAAGACCATTGTCGTTGGTGCGTTTAACGCGATCAAGGCAACAGTTACGTTCATCTTTAATGCTTTACGTACCGTGTTCAATTTTTATTTTAATATTTACCGCACCATTATTGGTGGAGCAATCAACATCATTAAGGGTGTTTGGACCGCTGGCTTCAACTTCTTTAATACCAAAGTTGTGGGCACATTCAATGGAATTAAGACCACGATCAGTAACGCCCTGGGCAAAGTGTGGGGTTTCATCACTGACCTGAAAACCAAGATCACGGACATCGGCTCGAACCTGTGGGAAGGCTTGAAAACTGGCCTGACCTCGGTCATTGGTTTCCTGCGCAATAGCCTCAATGGTTTGATTGATTTGTTCAATAAGCCAATCCAGTTCTTTAACGACCACAATGGGCCACTGCCCGACATCCCATTGATTCCAAACATCCCAGCGTTGGCGATGGGTGGCATCGTCACGCGCCCAACACTGGCCCTCATTGGTGAGCGTGGCCCTGAGGCTGTCGTGCCACTGAGCGGTGCTGGTGCTCGAGGTATCGGTGGCAGCTCAATCATCATCCAGGGTGGCACGTTCATTGGTGCATCTAAGCAGGATACTGCACGCTGGATGAGTGAGATTATTCGTGAAGGTAAGTCGCGCGGTTTGGTGATGTCGTAATGACAATGCCAGCACCTATTGTTGAAATAAAAGATTACTACGGCAGTTGGAATAATATATCTGGCGATGTTGTTATGAAGTCTGGTATCTCAATAAAGCGCGGTCGTGCTTCACAGTTTGACCGTAGTAGTCCAGGCACGTGCACTTTTATCCTTAACAACAACAACAACGAATACACTCCTGGTGTTGCTGTGCTAGGTTACAACATGAACACGCAGGTGCGTGTCACAATTAACTCGTACCAGGTGTGGACCGGATACATTGACTCATTCAGTTACACAGTTGTTGAAGGTTATGACCAAACAATCCAGATAGCTTGCACCGATAAGTTTAAGCATTACGCTAAAGCATCGTTGTCAAGTTATGGCATTGAGCAATTTCATTACCACGGTATGCTCAATGCTACCTCTGGTGCAACGTATGCTTTGCAAGCTCCTAAAAATGGTGTTGGTTCTTTCTGGCAGGCCTTTAGGGATACGGCTGCTAGTCCCATCAGGATTTATGGTAGTAGTGGTGGTTCCCACGAGTTTAATGAAGATGGTCCAGCATTTGTTAAGTCAGCAATCAAAATCAATTGTTCTGATGATCAAGATGGACCAGTGCTTGAACATCCGACTACCTTTAATCCAAGCAACGAAAATGCCACTATTGGTTTATGGTTTAAGACTGGTTTTCATTCTACTTCCCAATATCTTATTTACATGTTCCGCACGTCTGGTACTCCTGGCGGATTAACAGCTATTATCAACTCAAGTGGTGCGATTGTTCTTACTTGCACTGGTGATTCTGGTGGGTCTCTTACTCTCACCACCACTAGAACTAATCTTTACGATGATACTTGGCACCTCTTGTCTATTGATATTTCTCAGGTTGCTTCTAAAACTTACGCCACTATCAACATAGATGGAGTCGCAAACGTCAGTGGCTCAGCCACTGCACTGTGCGCGATTGCCGCGACTAATAGGCGGATTGTTTTTGGTGGTTTTCGTAACGATGCTTGGACTGCTAACGCAAATTGCATTAACGGATCGATGGCTTTAATCGGTGTTTACAAGTTTGCTACAGCCAACAGTGGTTTGACCCCAGATGATTACTACGCTGGCACACTTGGCATCACGCAAACAGGTTACTTAACAGCCTTTGATGGTGACACCATTGCTTCACGTTCAAGCAACTTGGCTGGCTACGTTGATGCCACGGCTGTGATAACATCAAACCTTGGCACATCACCAACCTTGTATTTGGCTGGACAAGACACAGCTGACAAAACTTATCTTGAAGCAATGCAAGAGATTGCTGATTCTGAGCGCGGCATCTTTTACATTGACCGGCTTGGCACACCAAAGTTTCGTGGGTCAGCTGCTCGGTCATCTGGTTCATCTGTGACATTGACGGTTAATGCGTCACAGGATTTGACAGGTGATTTGACATTTACCCTTGATGATTCTTTGTATGCAAATACTGTTGAAGCAAGCGGTCCAGCTGGTTCAGTTACTAAATACAATTCGTCATCTGTCACTGACAATGGTCCACTAGTTGACCAGTTTGCTTGCCTGGCTTCTACCGAAACAATTTTGGGTAGTGCTGCAACTAATCGTCTTGCTGACCGTCTTTACGGCAGTATG